CCTGGACAACTACCTTGAAAATAGTGACTATTAATATTTATTCTAAAAAGTCATGGAACTCGATAAGGAAATATTCAAAGGCAAAACCATCGCTGACCTTGTAGAAGAGGTATATAATAAGCACAAAAATCAAGACGGTACAATCAAACAGGAGATCATGAGGCTTGCCGATATGATTGAAACTCCTGGTGATGCTATTGTAATTGTGCCACTTCTTAAAGGCTTTATGGACTCTAGCCTCAAGAACGATGAGGTTCTTATGAAGCTACTCACTCTATTCCAAAAGGCAGCCGAGAATAAAAAGGGAGCTGACGCTGAAGACAACGGCATCTTGACTGAAAAAGATATTGAGCAGTTGTTTGCTGATGTTACAAATATTAAAGTAAAGGATACTAAACAACTACCTAGCGCATAATGGCTGATGGATACGTATTTGGAGATAAATTTGATACCAGTAGAAGAGGCGGTGTCGGACAATACTATATTATAGGTAGAGTTAAAAAAGTAGTATTAGGACCTTTAGTAGCAAATAGTCAAATACCGGATCCTGATTATAACCATCCAGGAGACATAGGTAAAATACGCTATGAAATAATGTATTCAACTCTATCTACATCTCTATCAAGAGAAGTATCAGAGCCAGCATATCCTATATTTAATTTTATAAAACACTTTCCAACATATGGAGAGATTGTTCTTATATTCCCAGGTCCTAGTCCTAATTTAAATGATAAAGCAACTAGGCAACAGTTCTTTTACTTCCCTCCTTATGACTTATGGAATCATGCAAACCATGGAGCGTTCCCTAATCTTAATGAATGGGGAAAGTATTTAAATGACACAGCTTCAAATAAGCCTGGATATTCTGGTAATAATGTAGCAGGTCCTGTTAAGTTACCATTAGGAAAGACACTTCAAGAAAAAGACAGCGTGCATAATTTAAGACCTTTTGAAGGGGACACTATTCTACAATCTAGATTTGGTCAATCTATAAGGTTCGGAAGTACTATTCCTGTAATGAAGAATTTTAATACCTGGTCAAATCAAGGTCAGAATGGAGATCCTATCACTATAATAGTTAATAGTCAAGGAACTAGAAGGGGAATAAATAAATTTGATTCTATAGTAGAGGACATTAATATAGATGGTTCATCAATATATTTAACTCACGGTCAAGAAGTTAATATAGTCGATTTAACGCTATTTCCTTTGTCTTCTTTTGGCATAAGTATTAATCCTGTTGTACAAAATATTACTCAAATACAAAGAGCCCCTGTAGGAGATGAAACTATATCGGCACAGTTCCAAGATGAAAATAGACAATTGAATGTTTAAACCAGAGTTTCCATATAAAGGTGATCAAATTATACTCTCATCAGAAAGAGTGTTGATACATTCTAATAAGGATGCTATCTTTCTTTTTGGTAAACAAGCAGTTTCTTTATCATCAACAAAGACAATTAATTTAGATGCCGTAGATAGTGTCTTAGTAGATACAAAACTTGTACAACTAGGACCAAAAGCTAGGGTTTTAGGAGAGCCTGTAATATTAGGTAGAACTATGGTAACTCAAATATCAGTATTATTAGCTAACCTAGTAATGGCGTCTTCTAAATTAATAAGTGTGTCTTCAGAGGATTTAGGAGGTAGTATGGAAAAAATTAGAGAAGCTGGTGAAATAATGAATAAAGAGGCGTCTAGATTAAAAACATTATTAGATCAAGCAGATACTCCTGTATTGTCAAAAGTAACATATACTAGATAATGATACCTGGATTAAACCCTAATATAGTAAATACTGCAACTCAAATCGCTAAAAACGATAAGATTAAAACTGGATTTGTTAATCTAGGAGATCCTAGTATCAATACCAATACTGAACTACCTGCTGGTTTAGAAAAGATAATTGCATTAGTTGCTAAATTCGTAATTAGCGCTCAAGCATCTACAATAGGATTACTATATGGTAAGTTTGAAAAACAAAATAGTTCAAATCCTATAACTAAAGCGTTAGATAAAGGAGTATTAAATGTACTTAATGATGTTGCCGGTATTGACTTCTGTAATATTGTAAACTACTTATTGAGTCAAGCACCTCAAGGAATTAAATTCGATCCTAATAATCCTCCTGTAAATCAAGGTAGAATAGAAAATGCAAAATGGACTCTACAAAAAACTGCTTTTGATGTACAAACTTATATAGATAAATACTATACCAGTTATGCTGATGATATTAATAGCAGATCTAAGCAGGCGTTATATGATTTAGTTCAACAAATTCAACAGGGTTTTCAAAATGTATTAGCTGAAAACGGTTTATTGAACGACCCGGAATTAAGAACTATTTTCCCTGATTTAACTAATGCATCTACATTTTTACAAGATACACTAGGATTCTTCAATCAATATACAGACTTTAGACAAATACCTAATGCTGAATTAAGAAAAGTAATTAATTTAATAGATAAAGTAAGATTTTATTGCGTAGCTATTCAAGGTTTAAATTCACCGGCTGCGACATTAAATTTTATAGATAGAATATTTGGAGGGCAAATTCAAGAGCAAATAGACAAGGTAAATAAAGTTATAACTCCTAGAAAGCTAATACCTTTGTTAAAAAACATACTTAAGACTGCTAATAATATAAATTCTATAGCAACTAAAATATTACAATATATTAATGTACTTAGAGTTATTATAAAGATATTAATTCTACTAATAAAGGCATTTAATGTCATAATACTATTCTTTAATACAAATCCTATACCTTCATTCTTTGGCTTTAAGGGAACAGACGATGCTACGACAAGTCTTATACAAGATGGTATAAAAGAGATAGGTAAAAAGAAAAGTATAAAAAGATTAAGGCAAATAGATGCTGTTTTATCTTTATTAGCAGGATTTGTTTCTGTACTCATAGCAGGTATGTATGAGATTATGTTAAAATTAAATCTAATACTTCTTAACCTTGAAAGTTGTGATAACGTAGACCCTGAATTAAAACAAGAGATTCAAGATACAATAAATAATTTAGCAGGAAATGCTAATAGACTCCAGGACTTCTTAGATAGATACAGGCAGGCTGATACAAATAGACAGAGAACATTTGGTGAATACACTATAGAAATAGTTACAGAACAAGTAGTTGATGAAGGAATAAACTTAAGACGCAGATATGGAGTAGCACTAAACTCTAATAATTATATAGTAGTTCAATCCACACCTACATTTGCTTCTCTAGACCTGATTATAATTAATGAGGTAAAAGTACTTCTTGCTTCTAAAGGGCTGGTTAAGTTAGGATCTTTTGGTCTTACTGGAGAAGAAACTGTGGCTGTTAGTGATGCCCTTAGATTCTTAGACGATCAAGATATTACTTTAGAGAGCCTACAATTTACATCTGAGGACATTCAAACTGTCAATGATCAAGAAAATGCAATAGGATTACAAACATTTATAAACAATCTCCCTGGGGGTAAAGCTCTTAGAAAGAAGGTTAGAAAGGCGTTTACCGAACATTCCAGCAAGTTTGGAAATAACTTAAAAGCCGTAGACCCCAATTCTAAATTTACTTCTAATATACCAGAATAGTAATTTAGACATAAAATATTTATAAGATATGGCACAAATAGAACAATTAAGGAAACTAATCAGAGAGGAACTTAGGGCCGTTCTTAAAGAAGAACTCCCTAAACTATTGAGTGAGGTTAAGAAAACGCCTGTTGCTGATGCTAAAAAGGCTCTTCAAGAGCAGGTAAAATCTAGAATACCAGGAACTTTGAATACACAAACTCCTAAACCGATAAAATTCGCATCAAATCACCCAATGGCTGCATTCTTAAATGATACTGCCCAAAGTATGTTAAATGAAGACTTTAATATGACATCAGCAGATGTTCATCCAGGATTAGCTTTTCAACCTAAAGAAGTTAAAGTAGGAAGTGTAGAAGGTATGCTTGGAACCGCTAGACCTAGTTCAAATATCGATGCAGTACAAATAAATGAGGTACCGGATTTCTCAGGACTGATGAATAAACTTAAAGAAAGAGGAGAGATTTAATGGCATACGGTCTTAAACAAATATCGCCGTTAGATCTTAAACCTTCAACAGGAATTGGAGTAAGCTTGCCTTTTAGTGCTGAAAATGCATTTACTACGGTATATAATACAAAAGACCAGTTAAAATATAATATAATAAACTATTTATTAACGGATCCTAGAGAGAGGGTATTTAATCCTACATTTGGTGCAGGCCTTAGAGCAAGATTGTTTGAACAAATAGATCAAGTAACATTTGATGATATTAAACAGTCTATAATGACTCAAATGGAGAATCAATTCCCTCAGGTAGAAGTTACTACATTGGATATTGTACCAAGCCCAGATTATAATTCAATAAACATAAAATTTAGTTATAAACTATTAAGATCGAATGAAAACGATTCAGTTATATTGACTATACAAAACATGTAAAATGGCTACAAGAGTTGATATAAAATATTTAAACAAAGACTTTAGTTCGTTCAAAACAGATTTGATCGAGTATGCTAAAGCCTATTATCCTACAGTATATAATGACTTTACTCAGGCTAGTCCTGGTAGTATGTTTATTGACATGGCGTCTTATGTAGGAGATGTTCTTTCCTTCTATCTAGATAATCAACTTCAAGAGACATTCCTTCAATATGCTAAGCAGAAAGGCAACTTATATACCTTAGCTTATATGTTAGGTTATAGACCTAAAGTTACATCTGCTGCTATAGTAAATCTTGACGTTTATCAACAATTACCAACCGTTAATATAGGTGGAGGTAATGTAGCTCCTGATTTTACTTACGCAATGACTATAGAACAGGGCATGCAAGTAAAGTCAAGTGTTAATAGTTCTGTACTTTTTTATGTGCCACAAAAAATAGAATTTTCTGTATCTTCATCAATTGATCCTACAACAGTAGAAGTTTATACTGTAAATGGAAGTAATGTACCTACTGCTTACTTGTTAAAGAAGTCTGTTCAAGCAATCTCTGGTCAGGTTAAAAACCAATCATTCACATTTACCTCTCCACAGAGATTTTCAACAGTAACTATAAATGATAGTTCTATAATAACTGTACTAGATGCAAAAGACTCGAGTGGTAATACTTGGTATGAAGTGCCTTATTTAGCTCAAGACTATATACTTAAGCCCGTGCAAAATACGGCTGCTAACTATCCATCATTATATCAATTTCAGAATCAGGTTCCTTACATGATTCAAAAGATTCAGGTACCTAGAAGATTTGTCTCTAGGTTTAGAGCAGACGGATCGTTAGAAATAGAGTTTGGCCCTGGTATAAACTCAGTTGCTGATACAGCAGTTATACCTAATCCTAACGCTGTCAGCGTAGGTTTAACAGGGGGTGGTCTTAGTACATTATCAAGTTCATTTGATCCTACTAACTTTGTAACTACTCAAACATATGGTCTTGCACCAAAAAATACAACTATAACATTTAAATATCTTGTAGGAGGAGGAGCAAGTTCAAACGTATTAACAGATCAGCTTACTCAAATAGCTTCTTATACTGTATCAGGTAATACTGCATATCAAAATACAATAGTTACAAACAATCCAGACCCTGCTTCTGGTGGTGGTGATGGAGATAGCGTAGAAGAATTAAGAATGAATATTGCGGCGGAATTCCCAACTCAATATAGAGCTGTTACTCAAGAAGATTATTTAGCTAGAACACTTAGCATGCCTGCTCAATATGGTAAAATATCTAAGGCGTATGTAACAAAAGATGATGCTACATTTAGAAATTACATGTTAAGTGATATTAGTCAATATGATCCTTTGCTAGTAAGTCTTTATGTGTTAGGTTTAGATGTCAATGGTAGTTTATCAGATCCTTCACCAGCCCTACTACAAAATATACAAACATATTTGAAAGACTATAGAATGCTTACTGATTCTGTAGCTATCAAACCTGCATATATTATAAACATAGGTTGTAATTTTGATGTAATTATTAGACCAAATTATACTAGCCAAGATGTTATTGCTAGATGTATTTTATCATTACAAGACTATTTCAATATAGATAATTGGACTATAAACGAACCAATCATATTAGGAGATATATACTCTTTACTTGATGTAGTTGAAGGAGTTCAAACAGTTAAAGATGTTAGAATAGTAAATAAAACAGGAGAAGCTAGTGGATATTCAAAATACTCATATGATATATCTGCTGGCACTTTAAATGGAGTTATTTATCCTTCCCTAGATCCTTCTATATTCGAAGTTAAGTATTTAGGAACTGATATCCAAGGTCGTGTAGTAACATTATAAAAGAAAAACAATGGCAGTATATAAAATATTCCCTACAGCAGATGCTTCAATATACTCAAAGAAGCCAGCAGCAAATGCAGGCCTTGATGAAATATTAGAAGTTGCTGTAAAAAATTCACCTAATCCTACAAATTATTTTGTAGATCCAGTTCCT